AGGGCTTCATCATTTTGGTTATATTCCTTTTTATTATTATATAATAATACATTTAAAGATCCACTTGCTTTTATTTTCCCACTTGCAGAATTTGCATAATTTTGATCATATTTAGAATCATCCCACTTAAAACATAATTTTGGAGGATAAATTGTATGTGTATCTTGAGAAAAATATTGTAATTCACCAAAACTAGTAGACACATTAGATTCAACACTATCTATTTGTTTTATTAAAAACCCCTGATTTGAAATTCCTGTTGGGTATTGTTCATCATTAAAATAACTTTGACTAAATTTTGCCACTATATCTGTAACATCAAAATTTGTGTCTAAATTATCGCCATTTAAAAATTGTTGATTTGATTGAAAACCACTACCTGTATACCAAACACCTCCTCCTGGAGTTATAGGTCCTCCATTATCTGAAGAACTAACTATTGATCCTGTTGTTCCTACTGCATCTTCCCATTTATCTATTATAAATCCATATTCTACTGCTGATGTTCCTATTCCTCCTAAACTTGAAGTATTCCAAGCAGTAGCTACTATTGAATTATCTCTAAACTTCCATGTAATTCCATTTGAAGATGAAGGTAAATTTAAATATTTATTTGTTCCTTCATTCCAAGATTGTGAAATAGCATATACTTCTAATAATTGTGTTGATGTTAAATTTTTAGCTTGAACAGAAGTTAATTGTAAATTTACTTTTGATGTTAAAAATTTAGTACCCCCTATAGTATCTTTTATTACTGATGCTATTTCTTCTTCTTTAAATTTAATTGCAATTCTTGAGGGATAATAATATTGGTCTGTGTTTCCTCTTTCTTTTACAAGTTCAAGTATTTCGTCACCACCTGTATTCATGTCTACACGATCAGGGTGACTATACATTGTAGAATCTATCTCTGGAAATAAAAAGTAATATGCCATTTTAATATGTTGTTACACGTCCCTGAATATCAATATTAGGATATTTTAATTCGAATATACTAGGATCCATTGAGGGATAAATTACGTTATTTTTAGTTGCACCACCAAAACCATATTTATATTGTGAGTATCCTAAAGATACACCATTTTTATTTTCAAATCTAACATCTTCTACTGTTTGTACTCCTGTTACTGCACCAATTAAATTTTTAATTTCAGAAATTATTATGGGTTGATTTACTTGCCATTTATCTATACTAAAATAATCTTTAAGTTCTGTAATACAGTCAAGTAATATTTCTTGATTGTTATATGATTTATATACTGTTATTTCAAATTCAAAACCAAAATTAATTACAAATGCATCTTTAATATTAACAGCATCTGTTAACATTCTATATTGTTCTAAATAATTGGATAAATTTATTTTTGTAGCTGTATTTAAGGTAGTTAATTTTTTATCCGAATCATATCCTAAAGTATATAAATTTAAAGCTAAAGGATTAGGAATACGATTAGGTTCTGTTGTTAAAGGGGATGTTTGGTCATCTTGCATTATATAAGCTTTAGCTATTCTTCCTAATTGAGGGGGCATAGATAAAGTTCTTATTAAATAATCATCTTTAGTTACTGTTCTTTGTTGAGCTCCAAAATTAGCCATTGTATTCATTCTAATTTCTTCTTTTGTTTCTCCTGCTCCCCCACCCCTAGCTGCTTCTACATTAGTAGAAGCTATAGAAGATTTAACAAAATTTAACATACTTTGATTTAAATTTGGTTTTGGAGTTATTAATACTGTTTCTTTTTCAGTTATAGTATTGCTACTTACATTAGATTTTAAACCTCCTCCTACAAGATATTTTACTGTTAGTGTTGTATTTGATGGGGCTTGTCCATAAGCTTTAGTATATAAAAAATTAGAGGGATCATAAGATACATCTAATTTACTTCTTCCATCTAATATCCCTAAACCAATATTATCGGGATTAGGAATTATTTGTTCATCAGCTTTATCACTTACACCTGATCCAAATTGTATTTCTAATTTATTATTTTCTTTTACTCTTGTTGTAAATCTTTTTGATACTTTTTTTAACTTTAAAAGAAAAGGTGTTTGGTTATTATATTGTTGTAATTCAGGATCATTAGTTCCTAAATTTTCTACTTCTTCAAAAAGTGTATCTTGAGCTAAAAAAGGAACTTCATTCCAAATTTTTCCTTCTGAATCTGTTATTGATTCTATTGAAATAATATTAGTATCAAATAACTCTAATGTTAAATATTTTTGTGGTTGTCCTATAGTAAAAGATTTAGTTTTTAAGGTTGCTGAAATTGATGGTATTGTTTTTTTAAGCAAAAAATATTCTGGGTTATTTGAACTATCATATTGGTATATACTTACTGATGTTGGTTCAAAACTAGATGAAAAACTAAATCTTGCATCTTTCGTTGTATAAAAAGATGTACCCTCTTTAGAAGTAAATGTAGAATTAGCATTAATATTTAATGCATAATCATAATCAGGTTCATAAGAACTATCCTTTAATTTTGAAGGAACTAATTGTGATATATCTAAGTCTACACTAGCTGCTGATGTTATTTTAGGTTTATATCCCATAGCATGAGCTATATTATATAAATTTTCGTTTTCTTGTGCTAAAGATAAAAATGATTCTCTTAATTGAGTATCTGTATAAAAAGATAAAACATCTCCAACATATGCCGCCATTTCTAAAAACATCATTCCTGGGTTACCCTCACTAAAATCATTAAAGTTATTAGGAAAATAAGTTTGGGTAAATTCTATTAATTTATTTTTATAAGAATTATAATCTTTACTTAGATATTTTACATCTTTATCTTGATTTTTATTTGATACTTTTGAATATGCCATTAGTTATTAAAGTTTAATTGTACTGCATCTGTGCTTCCATCTAACAATGATCTAAATGTTACTGCTACAAATAAAGTTGATTGTGAGTTATTTAATGATGTTCGTACGTCAACTACTTGTATATTAGCTACATAAAAAGCTGCTTGTTTTATTATAGTTTCTCTTAATGTTATTATATCTATTTTTTGTTCAAATAATAAATTTTTTAAACCTACTCCAAATTTAGGTAAATTTACTCTTTCTCCAGGAGCTGTTAATAATAAATTTAAAAGATTTGATTTTGCTTGGTCTAAAAGAGTTTCAGTACTATTAAAAACATTTATTTCGTCTAAAGGAAAAGCCACCCCTATCTTAATATTGTTATTAAGATCTAATGGGTTTTTTCTTATTCCTGTTATTATTGGCATTTATTATCTTCCTTTTTTCTTAGCTATTGCCTTCATTAAACCACTATAATCTTTTGTTACTGCATTTGCTATTGAATCTGGCATACCTGCTGTGTCCATTGGTAATGGGGCTCCTGTTGCAAATGGTTGTGCTAAGCTTACAGGTGCATTTCCTGATTCTAAGTTTGTACTACCCATTGCTGTTTCGTTTAATAAATCATTTAATGCTCCGTTAGAAGTAAAAGATTGTTTTGGGCGTTGTTTTATAGGTTTATTACCCATAATTTTTTCTCTTAAAGAATTTTTTGTTACTTCGGGAACTTCAACTATTCTTTCTTTATGTTCTACAATAGTTGGTTTTAATTCATCACGTAAATCTTCTTTAAGTGTCTTGATTTCTCTACGTAACGCATAATCGATTTCTTCTCTAACTACTTTTCTAATTAGGTTTTCAAAAGTTTTTGCTTTCATGTTGTTAATTGTTGTTTGTTATAAATATAAATTTTTTTTAAATATTGATTATTTTAAAACTAATATTGTATTTTGTTACCCATTCTTTAGTTTCTTTTTCTAATCTTGATATTTTTTCTAAAGCTCTTGTATTTCCTTGAGATTGTAACCCAGATAATATATTACCATATAATGATTCAGTACGGTTTATTAAATCTTCAAGACTCATACCATCAGCCAAAGATGCTATATTATTTCCATTTATTGTATTAGCTCCTAATCCACCATTACCCCAAGCTCCTGAACCTCCTGATCCATCTGTATTTCCATTTCCTAATCCATCTCCTAATCCTGTACCTGTTGCACCATCGTCTTGATTTAAGAAATCTTCACATGCTGCTTCAAAATCTAATTTTAAAAATAATAAAAGAGCTGCTAGTTTGTCTATTTGATTTTTTAGTGCTTTTAATTTATTTACAGCTGTTGTAAGAATATTTAATATTTTATTTATTTTATTTGTATAAAGTTGTACTATAAGTCCTAAACATAATATTAATGCTGAAAATTCGGCTATTTTTCCCCCCGCCATATTTGCTATATCTTTAGCTAAGAAAATAGGACCTGATGGTGGCCCTGCCCCATTAGGGGGGAGGGGTATATGACCATAAACTTTTACCATTATTTTTG